GGCGCGTGCTCGAGGCCAGGTACGCAATGGAAGCCGCCAAGCGGGAGCTTCATCTGCGCAATGAGAAGAAAGTCGGCAAGGCTGCCTACAACAAGCTGCGCGGCCAGAACTACTAGATGTAGTGGGTCAGACGGAAATACCCGTTTGAATTTTTATAACTGCTTGAATGACAACGGAAGGGGTAAAAAATGGTGCTAAAACATGACGCAACACGAAGGGAAACACGCGCATATGTGTATTCCGACTTTTTAGGCAGCAAACACAATAGGTTGGGTTCTTCGCATAATTTGTATACCGTTTATTCTGACGGCGACCACAAGATTGTTGCGCCGCACAACGCCTCGTCCGACCCCTGGAACGACGAGCGCATCAGGGCCACCCTCTGGCCCGAACGTCAGCAGGAAATCATCGAATCGATTGTGGAAGCACTGATCTTTGCGGGTTTCGGCGCAATGATCGTGCTCGCCTACCTGACCTGACAGGGGGGCGACCATGACCGATTTGGCAATGGGCCGCGCCCTGCGTGACGCCCAGCTGACCCTCTTTGAGCACAGAGACACAGAGTTTCTGAGTCACTGCCGAGCACTAGCTGTTGAGATAGCTCGGGCACAAGGAACGGTGTGCATCAATGACATTCGGGCACAGGTGCGCTTGCCCGCTCATGTCCATCCCAGCGTCCTGGGTTCTGTTTTTAAGAACAAAAAATTCAAGGCCATCGGCTTCACCGAGGCCACCCATGCTGCCGCCCACGCTCGCGTGGTGCGCGTCTACCAACTTCATGAGGAGCAATAAAAATGGCAGGCAAAAAAACCCCAATGACCATGATGTCAGCCAGCCGGCTGCCGGCGCTGCTGGGTCTGTCGAAGTACCAGACCCCAAACGACGAGCTGCAGGCCACGATCAATGCCATCACCGGCGAGGTCGCCGAGAACAAACAGAACGAGTCGATGGCCTGGGGCGACCGGCTCGAGCACCTGATCCTGATGGAGACCGGCAAGCGCCTCGAGCTCTCGGATCTCATGACCGAGTTCGAGGATGCCTTTTACCACCCGACGCTGCCGCTCGCCTGCAGCCTGGACGGATACGCCGACGGTCGCGGCCAGGTCATCCGCACCGACGAGGATGCCGGCATCTTCGTGATCGGTGCCGAGCAGATCACGCTGCAAGGTTACGGTGTGCTTGAGGCCAAGCTGACCGCAGTGCAGCCAGAGGAGATCCCGGCACTGTACCGCGGGCCGGTGCAGCTGCAGGCCCAGATGGACATCATGCAGGCCAAGTGGGGCGCGCTGTCTGTGCTGTACCAGGGCACCCAGATGCGCGTGTTCCTGTTTGAGCCGCACGCCCAAACGCTCGAGACCATCAAGACGGCAGTGCTGGAGTTTCAAAACAAGCTGGAAAAATTCCGCGCCACTGGTGAGATCGATTTCTACCCGCCAGCCAACAGCAAAGATGCCGACCGCATGTTCCCGGCAGCCGACGAGAACCTGGCTATTAACTTGCCAGCACGCGCCGAGCAGCTGGCCGACCAGATCACCGCAGCCAAAGCCGCCATTGAGGAAGCCGAGGGCAAACGAGCCGAGGCAGAGACAGAGCTCAAGGCCATGCTGGGTGACGCCAGCAAAGGCACCGCTGGCAAATACGAGATCCGCTGGCCGATGCGCTCATACAAAGCTACGGCAGAAAAGATCGTGCCGGCCAAAGCCGCATACACCATTCGTCAATCCACTCTGTCGATCAAAGAGGCTCGCCAATGAACGACCTGAAATTGAATTCCCTTGAGGCCGCTCACGTCCGTGCGATCAATTCGCTGGTGGGAAACATCCCCAAACTGTCGGAAGACGAGGCTTGTGAAATCATCGACAGCCTGACTGCCTTGGTATTCGAGACCCTAAAACATTACTTGCCGGAGAACGACGATGCAGCTGACTACAACTAACCGATCCGGCTTTGCGCCGACTACGATGACCGAGGCAATGCAGTTCTCGGAAATGCTGGCCAAGTCGCAGATGGTGCCCAAGGCCTACCAGGGAAAACCTGAAGACATTATGGTCGCAGTGCAGTGGGGCTATGAGATTGGTCTGGCGCCCATGCAGGCGCTGCAGAACATCAGCGTCATCAACGGCAAGCCATCGGTCTACGGTGACGCAGCCATGGCACTGGTGCAGGCCTCACCGGTCTGCGACGGCGTCGATGAATCGATCGAGGGCGAAGGCACACCGAATCCGGTGGCCGTCTGCATCGCCAGGCGCAAGGGCCGCAACCCGGTAATCGTTCGCTTCTCAGTCGAAGACGCGAAGCGGGCAGGGCTGTGGGGCAAGGCCGGCCCCTGGCAGGCATACCCCAAGCGCATGCTGCAGATGCGAGCTCGAGGCTTTGCGTTGCGTGATGCCTTTCCTGACGTGTTGAAAGGCCTGATCACTGCAGAAGAAGCACAAGACTATCCCGACGAGGCAAAGCCACGGCCAATCAAGGATGTCACGCCCATGCCGGCCAACCCGCTCGACATGATCGCGCCACCGGCACCGCCGGCACCAGCTCAAGAAGCCACCACAGAGGCGCCAGACGAGCCAGAAGCCGTGCTGGTAGACGATTATGTGCCTGACCTGGACGAGGCGCCAGAAGCGCCGCCAGAGCCGGCCGCAGCGCCGGTCGACGGCATCCCACTGCTGACGCCAGGCAAGGATGGCGAGCCGGCCAAAGTACACGCGACCCATCAAGACCTCAACGCATGGGCCGACGAGTTCATTGATCTGATGGACAAGACAGCCAGGGCAGGAAAGGTGCCGGCTCGGCAGCGCATGTCAGTGCTGAAAAAATTTCGCGAGCTCAACGAAGAAACCATCCAGCGGGTCGAGCTCACCAAGAAGTCGGAGATCGTCAGCATGTACGGCCGGCGCATCCGTGCGCTCGGCGCCCAGCTCGCAGAGACTACTGAGGCCTCAACGACTGGTACTGCCTGACGCATTGGTCGAGGGCTGCTTGGAGTCTGGCTGCGTCGGCAGCGTACCCTGCAAGAAATTCTGCATCTGGTCTTGCCAGGGTCGCTCCGGTCGCTCCAGCACAAGCGCTGGTGGCACCGGACACGGCACTGCTCTCGGCGGTGCGCTCGGGGCGCTTGCGCAGGCTGTCAGCAAGGGCAGCAGCGCGAGCGTTGACATCTTTAAGTTTCGCATTGGTTTCCTCTTTCAGCTGATCAGCACCGGCCTGCAGCGCCTGCTCCTTCTCACGCGCTGCGGCCATCGCTTTGGCATGCTCCTCGGCCAGCTGCGCACGCTCTCGATCCCACGCCGCCTGCACCTTGGCCTCGCCGGCGTTATGCCCGCGCCAGTACCCGGCACCACCGGCAACAGCGGCAACCAGAACACAGGCGGCGGCAGCGTGAAGTACGTTCATTTCGGTGGCACCTTCGTGCCTTCTAATTTCTTGTGAACCTTCACGGTCTTGCAGACCTCGACCTCTTTGCCGGCCTTGTTCTTCTCCATGTGGCACACCTTCTTCATCTCGCCGCCGGCAAGGGCCAGGCCAGGCAGCAGGCAGAGCAGGGCAATCAGTTTCTTCATGGTCAGATCTCCGGTTGTGGTGCTGGTGGTGGGGCAGGTTTGCCGTTGAAGCCGGTCGCCACCGGCGGCGGCGTGATCGGGTCGATGCTCGGCTCGGTGCGCTGAACCGGGGCCGGCGTCTTCGCAGCTGCAGGCGGCGGGTCTTGCCAGTCGCTGGCCTTGCTCACACCAGGCGGCGGGTCGATCAGCTTGGCCACACCGTCCTTGCCCTTGATGGCCAGCAGGGTGCCGAGAGCTCCCAGGATGTACTTAGACATGTCCGAGAGCAGCAGGAAAAATTGCTTGTCAGCCGGCGCCATGCCAACCATTGGCTGCGTGACGAACACCACCGAATACATCGACAGCACCGTCATGGTCAGCACGACAAAGCAGAACGTGGTGCCGATGATTAGCTTGAGCAGACTGTCCATCTGCTCCGGCGTGTAGTTCCTCATTTCTGTTCCTCCGGCTTGAAGTCAGCAGCTGGCACCAGCTGATCGGGGCAGGTGCCGGTCAGGGCGCACGTCGGGCGCTGGCACTCCGGCTTGTTCCAGTTCTTGTTGTCCTGGCAGGGATAGCGGAATGTTTCGTCGCAGGCAGCCAGGGCCAGCAGGATGATCAGGTATCTCATGCCGCCCCCAGCACATGCAGCGCATGCTTGTAGTGCTTGATGCGATCGTTCAGTCCGATCGTGCCGCCGTTGATCCTTTTGGTCATGCCGAGGATGTCGTCGGCGTCGGCGAACTTGTTCAGGTTGTTGGTCTCCCAGAACCAGCAGGCAGACTGCGCAGCACCCTCGAAGGTCTGCAGGTACTCAGGCACCTCGTCGATCTTCAGTGGCCTGTCGTCTACTTCAATGCTGTCAGCAAATGCCTGATAGTTTGATCGTCCAGTAAGCTGAATGAGACCGCGGCCACGGAAACGAAAGCCATCGCCACTAGACTCATCACCATTGCCCATGCGGCCAGCATAGATACGGTTGGCAATGGCCTCCTGCCTGTTTGGTTTTGACGCATATTCTTTTGCGAGCTCATCGGTGGGGAAGTATTTCGGGAACAGCCGGCGCAGCGTGTCCGGTTTGTAGTTCAGGTTTTCTTGTAGCGCGTTAAAGCCGCCAGACTCATGCGCACACTGCGCGATGAATGACGCGATCCGCTTCGGCGTGTCGATGTCGTAGTCAGGCAGCAGCTGCTCGAGCGCGTGGTGCCAGTACCGCACATACTTATTGCCTGGGATCAGCTGTTTCAGTTGGTTCTCTGTCAGCATCAAACACTCCTAATGGTTTCTGTACGCGCTCCTGTAGGATTCGCAGCCTCAGTTCCTTCATCTTGCGGATCTCATGCAACGCCGCGTTGGTCGCGTTGTTCATGTCCATGTACATGACACCCATCACCGGCAGCGCCAGCACTAGCACAAGACACAAAGCCAAGACGGCGACGAGTAAAGACCACGGTACGTCAGGCTCAGTCTTAGGAGAATCATTAGGCCGCTGAACCACACCAGGACGAACACCAGCGCTCCAATCCATACCGCCTTTGCCCGCAGATCCTCGAGGTTCCTTTCCCGTCGCCATCTCGCCACCTGCGCCCTGCGCATCTCCTCGGCCAGCGCCGCGTTCTGCTCCTGCACAATCTGCGTCCACATCTTCTCAAACCGTGTCCACAGATCCCCCAATTCCGGCGGCGCGTTGTAAACCATCTGCTCCCTCACCTCGGCCAGCATCGTGTCCAGCTGGTGCCGCACCTTTAGCCGTTCCAGCGCACGCCTGGCAATCGACATCTCGCCCTTGTAGACCTCCTTGGCGTTGACCTCACTGGCGATGTACGCCTTGGCCATGATGTCGTATTGATCGATGAAGTTGCCCAGGTTGTCCCACACATCGTTCAGCACGTCGGCAGGGTTCGCAGTGGCCACCTGCTGCACCCGCTTTACTTCCTCGTTGTACTGCTTCTTCTGCTCTGGCGACGGGTCGACGATCTTGTGGAACTGCGCCTTCAGATCTTTCAGCACATCGCTTACATCGCCAGACGTTGACTTGATCTCCTTGTAAAGCGCCACCCCCTTCTTGGCAAGGTCGATTGCCGTGGTTGCAGCCTTATACGCAGCGGCAATGGTGACGGGATCGAACACATCAGAACAAGTGCAGCTGCTTCTTCATTGCAATGATTTCTTCGTGCATAGCATGGTTAGCTTCCTCGCACTTGCGGTTCTGCTCCTCGACTACTTCAAGCCGCTTGGTTAGACGTTCGATTTCTTCGCGCAGTGTCTTGATCACCTGCTCAATCGCGTCGTCGTGCAGCGCCATCACCTTGTCATCCCTCCGGTCGTGCTTGAGCTTGCGCACGAACGCATACCAGCCGCCGGCGATCACACCAATACCGGCCGCCATCTTCGCCAACAGATCACTTTCCATCACGACGCCTTTGTAATTTACCAATCATGTCTATTGCATTCTGTACTTACACGGCGGCGGCCACCCAGGCTTGCGTTGCTTCATCCCATGAATACATCGCGCCGTCAGTCGGCATCGGCACCGGCGGCTGCCAGTTAGCATCAGCGTCCAGCGTCCACGACGGATAGGGCTGCGGCGGGATGAACGCATCGCGCACGGCGTTGTAGGTGTAGCCGATGCCAGCGTAGTGCTTACGGAAATTAGCGTTATAGCTAGTCTGCTTCCAAGTCCCACCGAACAGACGCTCACAGAAAGCAGCGCCAATATGCTCCTTCTCAACGCCATTGGCATCGCTAGTATCTTTGTTATCAACAACGATTACTCGCTGTACGATACCGTTGTCATCAATTTCAGCGAAGTGCGCCATCTCAAGCCTCCAGTTTCAATCCGGTCAAACTTAGTTCGTCGCCAACAATTCCAACAGGGAACGTATTGAACGACATGCTTATCCTCGTTTCCTCACCTTGCACACTAGGAACATTATGCTCAAGCGACGAAGGAAACAAAATCAATCTGCCAACTTTAGCCTCAAACCACCAAGACTCAGAGTTGTACAAGTTCCATTCTTCAGGTGGAAACTTAATCTGTTGCCAGCCAGAACGATAGAAATAAATCTTATCGTCGGCATTAGTATTTAGATAAAACACACCTGATACAAAACTATTCGGATGAGCGTGCTTGTGATGCCACTGACCCTGTTCTGAATAGTTGAACCAGCTTTGAGTAATCCTTAAATGAACATCATGTTTAGGATTAGACGTTGCTTTAAAGTATTCAGATACGCAGTCCTCAATCCAGCCTCGAAGCGAAGTTATTCTTGCTAGTCGTGTTTCCTTCATTCGGTCTAGTATCCTGACCACGCACAAACAAAAGTTCCTCGTCGGTAAGTTCACGGTCTAAGTCGAACATACCTATTGGGATAGGGAACAAATGGTGCATGTTCATGCGACCGCCTTCTCGAATTCTTCTGCTTCAGCCTTTAATTTAGCCAAGTCCTCATCAAGCCATATCGTAGGAATCTTTTCTTCAAACTCTTTAATCTGATCCATTACCCAATATACCTCCTCAATAGACGGGCATGGACGAGGATCATCCCAACGAGTAAACACACCATTGGAAATTTCCCATTTAGCATTAGGACGCAGCAATTGCATTGCCGTATCTATGCCGAAAAGTCTGTAGATTTTGGTTTCCATAAGTCCTTATTGATTGATCTTAATGATGACGATCCCGGAACCTCCTGCGCCTCCGTTGTATGTGCTGCTATTTCCTGGAGCACCAGCCGCGCCGCCACCGCCGCCGCCAGTATTGGAAGTGCCTGCTGTTCCATTTGCATTACTTCCAGCACCAGCGCCGCCGCCACCAGAACCGCCAGAACTTGCAGTACCACCATATCCACCACCACCACCACCGCCGCTATAGGTCACGCTTGACCCAGAGATTGATGTAGCGGTTCCTGCGCCTCCATTGCCGCCGTTATTTCCAGATGAAGGAGCACCACCTGTCGCAGATGCCCCTCCACCGCCACCGCCACCGCCAGCAGTTCCACTAGCAAGACCTCCATTGCTTCCTTGCGATGGAGTCGTGGACGGTGTGTTTCCAGAGCCAGCAGCAGAAGCAAACCTATTTGCCCCACCACCAGAACCACCGGAAACACCATTTGGAACAGCGCCGCCGCTATAACTTCCACCACCACCGCCGTTAGAAGTAATGGTGCTAAATACTGAGTTTGAACCACTAGAACCTACAACTTTACCGATTGCCCCACCACCGCCTGCGCCTACAGTAATCGTATATTCTGTTCCAGCAGTAACAGACAACGCCGTACCTGTTCTATAACCACCAGCAC